TGATTTCTTGGAAGCTGTTGATAATTGGTTGAACTGTAAACACTTGGCAAGAGTTGATGCTCCAGATGATGTTGGAGAAATAATTAATGCAAGACCAGAAGATATCAACATATGGAACTCAGAAAAGTGCAATACTTCTGCCTATAGGCTTTACGCTTATGCTGAATATATAGAGTGCGAATTAGCTAAAGAAAAAAACATTTTACATTGGTCAGATTCGTCTATATGGTTTATAATAAGTCCTAAGCTTAGTCAGTATGGCGGACAATACGCTAAATGGCAAGAGAAGTATTTTGCGGCGGTAGAAGAAAACCCTCTAGCTAAACAAATATTGGTGATTAAGAATCATGCAGAAGCTAGGGTAAGATTACTAGAAGGTAAGAGTGATAGAATTATAAAAATGGCAGAGACTTTAAATAATTTGGCGAGGAGAAAGTAATGAGCAAAGAAGTGTTTGATCAGCTATTGAAAAAGATAGAAGCCATGACCACCGATGAGAAAGTAGACTTGCTTCAAGATCTGCTAAATAGTTTGATTGGAGTAGAGCCTCCAAAGATTAAAAGTGTTGTAAAAACAGAGTCGGCGGTAATTCAAAAACAGCAGAAAGATCTTCCAGACTTCTCTATGCGTAAGTCGCAAAAACAAGAAAGATCTACAGCAGATACTCCTGTAAACTTAAAACCTAAATTCAACAAGTTTGAAGATGATGGCGATCATAGAGATGAGGAAAACTCTACTCCAGAAGTAGAAATTACTCCGCGATCTCGTCCCAAATTCAAGAAGGTCGCGCAAGAGTGCTATAAATGCAATAGTTCTACGCTGGTACATCCGAGTTTTGTTAGAGATTTTTACGTTTGCGATAAATGCTCAAGGAGATAGCATGAAAAACAAACTACAGGATCTTGCTTCTGAAAGGGCTGTTCTTTCTTGCTTGTGTCAGTTTGGTCTAGACGCTTACTTAGAAGTAGACTTCATTGATGAAAATCACTTCACCGATGAAATGAACCAACTTATCTTTAGCTGTATTTACAAAACAGTATCAGAGAATATGAAGGTTGAACTATCTTCTATTCTTTCTGCTGCCAATAGCTTAGGCGTTGGAGACATAGTAAATAGCAAAGAAGAAATATCTTTCATAAGATCTTTGTTCAACTTTCCTATTTCTAAAGAGAACTGCCAAGCTCACGCATCAAAATTAGCCAAGCTAAAGCTTGCAAGAGACTTTAAGAAAACATTATCGTTGTGCGATAAAGATCTTAACTCCGTAACGGGAGAAGAAGATGTTATGGATCTTATATCTAAGGTTGAGTCTCCTATTCTAGATGCGACATCTGAAGTATATCAATCCTCTGGCAACAAAACCGAACTTATCGGTGACGAGATTGATGAATACATGGAATATTTGTCAGAAAACGTTTCTGACTTTGTAGGGATTCCAACGGGGTTCGACAGATACGACGAAGCAATCGGAGGAGGCTTGCGGCGCAAGTGTGTAGACCTTATTGCTGCTAGACCAAAGGTCGGTAAGTCTATGTTTGGAGATGCGGTAGCTATGAATGTTGCTCGTAAAAACATACCCGTTCTAGTTCTAGACACAGAAATGTCTAAGAAAGACCACTGGAATAGAATGTTGGCTTGCCTGAGTGGAGTTGGCACCAAGGAAATCTCTACAGGTAAATTCACAGAGAATGAATTACAAAGAGAAAAGGTATATAAGGCTGCCGAAGAGTTGAAAAGTATACCTTATCATTATATCAATATTTCTGGACAACCGTTCGAGAACATTCTTGGGATCATCAGAAAGTGGTTATATCAACATGTTGGCTTTGATGAGAATGGTGAAACCAATGATTGCGTAATTATTTATGACTATCTAAAACTTATGGACTCTAGCTCTATTAAAGCAAATGTGCAAGAGTATCAGGTTCTAGGCTTTCAAATTACAAAGCTTCACAACTTTATGGTTAAGTACGATGTTCCATGTTTGGCATTTGTTCAGTTGAATCGTGACGGCATAACAAAAGAAAGTACAGATGTTATCTCTGGTTCTGACAGGCTTGTATGGCTGTGTACTAGCTTCTCTATCTTCAAGAGGAAATCAGACGAAGAAATTGCCGAGGATAACATAAGAAACGGCGATAGAAAGTTGGTTACGGTAGAGACTAGGCATGGAGAAGGGATGCAGGATGGAAACTATGTAAGTATAAAAATGTTTGGTTCGATAGGTAGAATAGAAGAAGGTTTTACAAGAGACGAGATTCATAATAATGCAAGATCTAGAAGTCAAGGATTTGAAACAGATGAGCCAGAAGAAAACCAAGAAGCGCCTTTCTCAGGCTGAGTTGGTGGAGATGTGTGAACTTCTGTCTGAAAGACTAGAAGATCTATTACACGCTTTAGGTGTAGAATTTGTAGAATATCCTAATAGGTATTCATTTCCATGTCCAGTTCATAGCGGCGACAGTCCAGAGGGCTGCACAATTTTCACAGATGGAGATTCGTCTGTTGGTAACTGGCAATGCTGGACAAAGCACTGTGAAGAAGAATATAATCAAAGTCTTTTTGGATTTGTAAGAGGTGTTCTCTCTGCTAAAGAAGGAAGGGATTTGACTATGAATCAAACGTTTGATTATTGTCTTTCCTTCTTGGGTAAAAATGAAATAGAACATAAACCATTTAAGCCAACAAACAAGCAGACCAAGCTGCTAGATGTTTTTCAAAAGGCTTATTCCGCTCCAGAAAAAACAATGTCCAGAGAAGATATTAGAAACAAGCTCATAATTCCTTCTCAATACTATTTAGATCGAGGATATCAGGCCGAGACATTAGACATCTTCGACGTTGGAGACTGTAGAGAGGCTGGAAAACCTATGAATGGTCGAGCCGTTGTTCCTATCTATGATATCGGCAGCAATTTTATTGGTTGTGTTGGCAGAGCGACAAACGATAAGTTTTCTCCTAAATGGCTTCATAGTAAAGGATTTAAGAAAAATTCATTATATGGCATCAACATAGCAAAAAACCATATGTCAAAATTGTTTAAAAACCCTACATTATTTATATTGGAGGGTCAAGGCGACGTATGGAGAATGTATGAGGCCGGTTATAAAAATTCTGTAAGTATATTTGGTGCATCGTTGAGCGACGACCAGCTTGTTATTCTCGAAGAGGTTGGAGTAATGAATCTTGTCGTGATGACAGATTATGACGACGCTGGCAACAAGGCAGCAGACCAGATCGTGAAGATATGCGGCAGAAGATTTAATTATCTTAGACCACAGATATCTGCCAAAGATCCGGGAGATCTATCAATAGAACAATTAAAAGATGAACTAGATCCACAATTAGAAAGGTTTAAAAAATGACGAGGATTTTAGCAATCGCAGGAAGAAAGCAAGCTGGTAAAAGCACTCTGTGCAACTTTCTTCATGGGTATCAGCTTAGATGTTTTAATGTAATCAAAGATTTCGTTTTAACAGAAGAGGGCGATCTATATGTGGATACTGGCGACGAAACACAGTTGACGAAATTAGACGTTTCTAGAAAAGATATAGAGTTTGTACAATGGGCGAGTTACCATATGTATCCATTTATTAAAAAATATTCGTTCGCATCTGAACTAAAAGATATGTGCGTGAATTTGTTTAATATACCTTATGAATGTGCATACGGAACCGAGGAACAAAAGAATACAAAAATTAAACATTTAAAGTGGCAGAACATGCCTGAGTCAAAAAGGAAAGGCGTAATGACTGCTAGAGAATTTATGCAGTATCTCGGAACAGATGTGATGCGTAAAATATATGAGCCGGTATGGGCTGAATCATGCGTAAGAAAAATACAAAGAGAGCAGCCGCTACTAGCGGTCATAGATGATCTTAGATTTGAAAACGAACTCAAAGAAGTTCAAAAGGTTGACGGAAAGGTTGTCGGGCTAACAAGAAACATTTTACAAGACTCCCATTCTAGCGAAAGTCTAGACGGAGTACTAGAAAATGCGGATTCTGTTATAGATAATTCTGACATGAGTATTAAGGGTGTAAACAATGAGATTGTTTCTATTCTAAGTGGGTTCAATTGGTTAGGAGAAGAAATTGTAGCAGAAAAGAAATCAAAACTACATGAAATAAAGGGCTGATATGATAGTAACATATATAAGATCTTCCAGCTATGGCAACTATGAGTTTTGCCAAATGCAATACTTTATGACTTATGTTTTAGGACACAGGTCTGATTCAGGGAAAAAGGCCCAACAAGGCACCGCCTGCCACAAGGTTATGGAGTGTTTAGCTGCCTGCAAAAAAGAGTTGCAGCAGAAGCCAGATGATAAAAAACTAATAATCGTTGATGACGCGATAGGCGAAGTGGAGTTTACGCCCAAAAAACTCTACACTAAAAAGTTTGTAAAAGATCTGCTTGATCGTAGTTACGAACACTATACATCTATGGACAATCACAAATATTATCCTGCCGATTTTAGATTTTGTCAAGATCAGGTAGAAACGGCGATAACTTTTAATGATGGACAGTTTGATCCTAGAAACAGAACTATTGTAGACACAGAGCCAACATTTGATATACCAATCGAACAAGATTGGGCAAAATATCAATACGAAATGCCTAATGGTGAAATTATTAATGGCAGACTTGCAATCAAGGGAACTATTGACTTAGTTACGAGCGTTGCAGACGACATTATTGAAGTCATTGACTGGAAAACAGGACAAAGAAAAAATTGGGCAACAGGCGAAGTAAAAGACTATAACAAATTACAAAAAGACCCTCAACTACTTTTATATAATTATGCAATATCAAAACTTTATCCAAA